ATGAACTGGATAGTGATTGATACGGTAATCCAGCCAGCATGTGACATATCATTTTCAGCCATATGGTGTAACATAAAATTAATATTATGGTATCAGTCTGATATCTTCCTCCCTCCGGGCTGTATTTTTACACCAACCCGGACAGGCGTAATACTCAATAATAAAGAGTTCCCCGTCACCATTTACAACGTGACCCCATTTAATAAAAACGTCTGGAATTTAATTAAACGCAGCCAGGAATGCCCTGCAAACACAGGAAATATCACAGATAAGTGTTTTAATCATCGCTGCATTCTGGAAATATGCCCATACGGGCGAAAATAACAGAATCATTCAGATAAAAAGCCCCTCCGGAGAGGGGCTGACGCTGCGTATCTGTATCATCATGTACATGGTGCCGGGTGCCTCCCGGTGAGTTCAGTCCGGTGTCCCTGAACCCGCGTATCTCGATCCAGGTTGTCGTCAGAGATGACACCTTATACACCAGTCGCCCCTCCGCACAGGGGGATTCACCATGCGAAATTTTTTTAACAAATGCTCAGTCTGACAGGCAACTGTCAACTGACTGAATTGTGACACAGATTACACTTGTTACCCACATACCACGAATCAGGTTATGCCTCAGTCATTATTAAACTGCACTTCAGCAAATCCGGAGCCTGATTCACAGGTACTGGATTTGATTGTGACAGTCATTCCTGTCAACTGAGCACTTTGCAGTAACGGTTGCAGATTCCAGCGACTGGTCCAGTATTCTTTCCCGTCAACCTTCACTGTAAATGTGTCATCCTCATTATACTTGGAAAACTCAATTTTACCTTTAGCACAATCCGCCGCCATTGCATTAACAGAAACTAATGCAAATAAAACCGCCATAAACATCTTCTTCATACTTAACTCCTTTATTTACCCGTTGTATATAAAAACTGTGACTTTCTGTTCAGAAACGCTGCAGCTGTATTACTTTCCCATAATGTATTGTTTATTTTTATAACGGGCCTGTCGCCAGTTATCTGACATTCTGGTTGACTCTCTTCATTCACGGCGCGAACAGAACGCGCCCCCTGATGATGGCAATTCAGTATAACGGCCACAGTACCCAGTATCGCTGATATATTATTAAAGGATATTCTCCCCACTCTGACACCATCCTCTCCCCGATACTCCGGAAGCACATTGCTGATTCGCCCCCAGTTCAGAGTGAGGTCCACGTCTCCCGGCGTCATCGTATACACAGGAGCAGTTTCAGACAGTGCCTGACGAAATTCTCTCTGTATCTGCCTGAAGCGTAAGGCTTCTGCTGTGACAGTGACAAAACGCAGAACCGCTCTGGATGCATCTCTGGTCATTGTATTACCACTGAACTCCATTAACGCCAGATATGATGAAACCAGTGAGTGACGACTGATTTGCATTCCGGAACGTTCCAGCGCTGCGACACGTTGCAGAGTGGTATAACTGCTGTCCGTTGTCATGGAAACCGTTGTCACATCGGGCACTGATATATGTGTAAAATCTGAAAAACGGTAGAAAGTATTTGTTGCCGTATTAACGAACCCGGCCACATATAAATTATTTTGCTCAATAATCAGACGAAGATGGTCAAAACGCGCCTGATAGACATCAAGCCCTCGTATATCCACAGCAAAATAACTGCCCGGCGGGGTGTGGTTAATAACAGACACCGATGTGGTCCCCTGAGATATATGTTCAAGAGGGGTCGATATCTCTGTCCGTATACTATTTAACGAAGAGACATAACTTTGTTGGGTCGAAAAGTCTATCGTAAACTCCCGGGAATAGGATACCGAAGAAAAACCCAGTAACAGGCACAGTACCCATTTAAATAATATACACTTCATATACAGGTGTTCCTTTTGGCTGAAGTAATCAGCACCAGACCCGGCGCAGATATAAAAAAGGCCCGCAAAAGCGAGCCCGGGAAAATAAGTGTGGCGCGTTGTACTGGATTCGAACCAGTGACCGATTGCTTAGAAGGCAATTGCTCTGTCCGGCTGAGCTAACAACGCTGAATACCGATAATGGACCGCCATCGGGGGCTCGAACCCCGCGCAGCCAGCTTCAAAGGCTGGCGCTCTGTCCCGATGAGCTAATGGCGGTATGTGATATGGTGGCCCTTGCTGGATTTGAACCAGCGACCTGGCGATTATGAGTCGCTCGCTCTCACCACTGAGCTAAAGGGCCGGGCGCAGGATAATAACGGTACGTAACTAATCCTGCAATATCATCCGTTCTGACTGACTAAATCCTGAACTTCCCTGACCGTCTGCTCAAAACGTTCAGTCTCCAGCTCAACGCCAGTTGCACGACGCCCCAGCGCCATCGCTGCTTTGACTGTCGAACCTGACCCCATGAAGAAATCTGCAACCAGGTCACCCGGACGACTGCTCGCACTGATTATCTGCTGCAGCATTTCTGCCGGTTTTTCGCACGGATGTTTCCCGGGATAGTACTGCACCGGTTTATGCGTCCACACATCCGTGTACGGCACCTGCGCCGTCACGCCAAAATACCGCCGCAGATGCTTATATTCACTCTGCAGTTCCGCATACTGCCGGTTCAGTGAAGTATACGTCTCCAGCAGCTGGTGGTGAGGCTTTTCCAGTTCACCCCGCTGATGCTTCTCTTCTGCCACCCGGGCAAACAGCGCCTGTAATTTCAGATAATCACTTTCGTCCGGCAGCTGCCACTGACTGGCACTGAACCAGTGCGACACCATGTTTTTCTTTCCTGTGGCATCCACTATCTGTTTTGCCGTTATCCCCAGGGCAGCGCGCGCATCACGAAAGTAAGCAATCAGCGGAGCCATCACATGCTGTTTCAGTGCCCTGCCCTTCGCCTCATACCCGGCATCTTTCGGACGATACGGCCCCTGATAATGTTCCGCGAACAGAATGCGCTCTGTGGCGGGGAAATACGCCCTCAGGCTTTCCTTGTTGCACCCGTTCCAGCGTCCGGACGGCTTTGCCCAGATAATATGGTTCAGCACACTGAAGCGTTCACACATCATGATTTCAATGTCAGATGCCAGGCGATGGCCACAGAACAGGTAAAGACTTCCGGCAGGTTTCAGCACCCGCCAGAACTGCGCCAGACACTGGTCCAGCCACTTCAGGTAATCATCGTCGCCCTTCCACTGGTTATCCCAGCCCTCGGGCTTCACTTTAAAGTATGGCGGGTCTGTGACTATCAGATCGACAGAGTTTTCCGGTAAGGTCTGGATAAATTCCAGGCAATCAGCGTTGATTAACTCACAACTGGATATTTTTACAGTATTAAGCATGGATCATTAAGCCTGTCTCTGATAGGCTCATTCTGCTTTTGCGCAAAGCAGTGGGCCTGAGGTTTGCTTGTGACCCCAACGCATGAGCAGATGGCTGGTGAGTGCCCCTAACACCCACCAGCCGCCCATTTACCACAAATAAAAAAGCCTTCAGGACTGAAGGCGTCTGTAACAACCGAACTGATAGTCTGCCAGACCCGCCATAACAAGCTGGGTCAGTATTAACTGACAGCGTTCGCGTGAAAGGTAAGTATTCTGTGCAATCTCCCCGACTGTCGCCGGTGCGGTGGCACTTAATTCATTAAACACCACTCTGGCGGTTTCGGTCATATCCTGCTGTTTCAGCATGTCTTTTTCCCTTTTCCGGTTAACGTGACATACCAATAACTCTTGTCGAAAAAGCCAGCAAGCTGAAAGACCGGTATTCACCGCCGCCAGCGCGTTTACTGTACTGGCGTGATTTCAGTCATAAAAAAACCCGCCTGGCGACGGGTGTAAAAAACCTTCTAACGTCAGGCATAAAACGCCCATCGTTAGGGCTAATTTACCACAGATTCCGGAAAAATCAACCTTGTTACCTGGTTACCTTTTTTAACTGCCTCTCAGCCCATGCTTCCTCAATATCAAACTTGCTCACCAGCGCATCATAGAATTTCTTAACTGTTTTTTCCCATGACGCGCGTGTTATCTGGTTTGTCACCTCGCATATAGCATTAAATGCCTCTGTTGACGGCAATCTTTCATAGCCACGACCACCACAACGCTGGCAGTCCCTGATAACAGGCATACCCCGTTTTTCAGACTCTTCACGATGAATGGCAACACCGCGCCCACGACAATCTTTACAGGCGGTGGAAACCTCCCCCTTTCCGCCACACTCCGGACAGGCAACTTTTACCACCTCCCTGACTTTTTTCCATTCCTCCCAGTAAGACGGATACACGCCTTTTGTGCACTTTGCCCACACTGGCGGCTTACCATCCGGATACTGGATCTTGTTTGTAAAAACCTCGCTTTCAATAAATTTTTTTCCGTGACAGCAGGGGCACTGTTTTTTGCTCGCCGCGCTACGGGCATAATCTTCAAACGCATACGAAGCCATAATACGCATCACTGCCGGTTTTATTTCTGCCGGGAGTTTTCTTAACGCCGCCACGCGATCACACCGACTGAGTGCATATTCTGTCAGCAATTCTGTTGCCCGCTCTCTGTCATTCATACTAATGCCCATTTTCCCAAGGAACGCAGAAAACCCCATCTCAGCCCGATTCTGTGTCATGCCCTGCGCGGCCATCACATCAGTGATACTCAGCGCATCTTTTGACGTTGAGGCCGATGCATCGGTCAGGCCAGGGGATTTTGGGGAGTAGTATTTCGGTAAATCTTCCAGTTTCATTTTTTGACCTGCCCTTCAAGCATTATGGGGTAAATCTTCACCCCCAGACGTCCACCAGATACTGGCTTTCCACGTACAATATTGATTTCATCAAACTGCTCATCGTCCATTAACAACCCCGCGTGCGTCAGCGCATCCAGCGGTGCTTTCAGGATATTGTCCAGGTCGCGACGACGCTTATCCGGTGGCTCTGCAATCACCTTTATCGCCAGCCTTCCGGACAGGCTTAATTTCAGCCGCTGCTGGCGAACAATAAGCGCCACAGCCCGGCGATAACGCTTTCCCTCCTCCGAGATAAAATATGTGCTGCCACGGCGTCGCCAGTAAGTGTTCACCGTCGGCGGGTAAGGTAAAACCAACTCTATGAGCATCAGTCACCTCTTTTACCCGAGCACGCCAGTTGCAAAGGCGTGCTCAAGAAAACGAAAAATTAACTCAACCTGAGAGCCGTACTTTTTCTCAAACTCCAGCGGGTCAGCATGAAGTTCGTTGTGATGTTCCCGGCACAACGGTAGCGTGAAAATATCGTGGGCCTTTGTTCCCATTCCCCCCTGACCATGACCAATCAGGTGATGCGGATCGTCAGCTGGCTTACCACAACACGCACACGGCTGTGTCTTTACCCAGCGCGTGTATTTCTCATTAACCCAACGGCGACGTTTAGGCCGCCTCATGAACGATTCAGGAGACTCCGGATCAACGGCGATACTGACAACCGTTTTTTTCTGTGGTGGATTTTGTTGCTGGTGGACGTGAAGTGGCAGCGCAATATTTTTTGTGCGCTGCTTCAGTATGCTGATGGCTGTCTGTTCTCCCGGTACGATGTCACTCTCACGGTATACGGAGCGGATTTTTTCCGCCGGTAATCCCAGCGAACGACGCGCTACTGCCTCAGGTAGTGCATCCACCACCTGATTGCAGGCCGCCCACCAGGATAATTCGGCCAGCGATAACTCCCTCTCCTGCGTACCGCTTATTGCGTGACGGATGACGTCAATCATCCAGGCAACCAGATTCTGCTGAGCAAGTTGATCGAGTGATTCTGATGTCTGGTCGCGCAGCTGGTTGTCACAGTGCCAGCACAACACCATCGCGCCGGTACCATAACGGTGAATGACTGTTTCGCTGTGATGATAATCGCCGTGTGGCCACTGGCAGGATTTCACGTGACGTAATAACCAGTCAGACAGTGCACCTGCACCACCTGCTGCACGAATAACCCGCTCATCGCTGAAAAATGGCAGTAATGTTTTATCCTCTGCCAGCGGCTGGCGAACGGCAGGAACGACTCCGGACGGCAGACCGCGCATGTTTTCGGTTCCGGCTCCACCAGCACCCTGCCGCAATGAAAAACAGGCCGTGATTCGCGTCCAGGCTTAAGGACCACCAGGCCAAGTTCCGGCACCAGAACAGGTCGAAGTAATACCCGCACGTTACCTCCAGATACGTTGCTGGAATGTGCGGGACGGACGCGGTGGATGTTCGGAATAAGGGAGCCTGACAGAGATTATCCAGTGACGATAATCGAGGCTGATGGCTTTCTTAACCTCGTATCCGCGCCTGCGGTAACACTGAATCAGCCATTCGGCCTGTTCTTCAGTGCATGGGAGATGCTGGTACCAGTCGGTTTTAAATACGTGCGAATGCCGCCCCCGCTTAATGGCCGGGACGGCTTCAGAATTGTGGGATTTTATACGTTGCGCCATCGGGTTCTCCGGTGACACAGCAGGTGCCAGTTGTTCAGGCCGGCGTGCGAATTGTAAACCAGAATGCCAGGAAAAAACAAAACCCGCAGAAGCGGGTTAAGTGCGGGTGCGTTGAGGATGCCTGACACATCAGAGGTGGCGAGGGATTTCTCCCTCGCCGGGTCTCTTACTTCTCAGATTCGTAAGCTGTGAAGACAGCGACCTCCGTCTGGCCGGTTCGGATTCGTACCTCGCAGAGGTCTTTCCTCGTTACCAGTACCGTTACAACGACGGTAATACAGATGACGATCAGGGCGATTAGCATCGCCTTTTGCTGCTTCATAGCCTGCTGCTCCTTGCCTTTCGGCGCATAAGAGGCTAATCTAAGTGTGCAAGTCATAGATATGGCCTCAGATTAATGTTAAGCGTCCTGCAAGACGCATAATGTTAACTGGGGCTTTTCTCTGTCTGCCTTACGTCGGCATGCCCGAGGCAGACAGCCTCAAGCACCCGCAGCAATTCTACTTAACTCTTCTTTCCCCGCAAACCGTTTTTATCCCCAGCGGCAAATCGAATACACCACCAGCGCCACCGCCATTGCAATTCCTACCGTTATGAACGCTTCAGGCCAGGTCATCGTAAAATATTCTCCTCGTTTATCAGTCCGTTTCGCTTCAGGTAGTCCATCGCCTTATCCGGTAATTTGCAGTCCGGCTTCGCTTTTTTCAGTTGGCTGACCAGCCGTTTAACCCACATTGCTAATTCGCTAACCTGATTGCCGGATGCTGGTGGATTGTCGGCTTTACCCAGAATGGCAGCACAGCAGGCCTCTCTGAGCACCCAGTCAACAGCATCCTTCCATGCTCCTGTTTCGACTGGCGGATTCTCACGCTTTACCTGTTCATAAAAGCGCACAGCTTTAACCAGTCCTTCTGATGTCACCGGGACTGGCGGGCCGATGAATAAGGCCTGAATTTCATAGTTCGGCCTGTCGTTACAATCCTCTTTTGTCGGTACATATTTCCAGTCACCTACCCACAGCTTCCCCTGAAAGTCTGTAACGTCTTTTTTCACGTAGCGATATCGCCATGCCACTGGTTTTGCCTGCCCTGCCGTTTCATGCCCTTCCTGATAATTAATCTCGCTCATTCATCGCCCCACTCATCACAATATGCTTCGACCGGAGTTTTTCCTGCTTCATAGTCATCACGCCATGCTTCAGCATCGGCGGCACTTCCACCACGTAACTCTGCATAGTCCATTAACAGTTCATGCCATTCTTCAAAACTGACGTTGTATTTAGTTGAACCAAAATCAGCCATTTTGTTCTTCCTCTTCGTCTTTTATTTCGTGATATGAGTAATTGCAGTAGTTAAAGAAAATTTCTTTTGCTTCGTTATGAATTTCATCAGGCGTCGCATCATCATTCACTTCGAATTCATCCTCGAAATCTCCACCGGCGATTCCCGTTTCAATAATTATTTTGAACTTTCGCATTTCACTACCGCCCTGCCGGGCGGTCTCCTGATGTTCTGAGGGTGCAGGAATCCCTCCGGTTAAGGATTAAATTTTATTTACAGTGCTGATTTTAATTATTCAGTTCTGGATTATGCTTTCTCTTTCACCTGCCGTAGTTCCTGGTAATTAATTTCGCTCACTGGTTGCCTCCTGGAAAATAACTGCATGCCCCAGTTTCTCCGCCAGTGCCAGCTCTGCCTTAGCGCCTGCCGACCGCTGCCAGCCTTTCAGCATATAAACCGCATCCACACAACGAATCATTGCCATGCAAATATCCATGTAATGTGGCTGAGTCAGCCCGTCCGGAAGTACTGCGGGATTTAATACGGTATGCCCTTCCTGTTTCAGTGCTTCTTCCGCCTTGTGAAACGCCTCACGGTTGAAATTTTCATATCCCGTCATCGGACCGGCGATATAAATTCTCACCCTCACGCCTGAACCCTCCTGTCGAAATAAACGTAGTTATTCACTGCGCCCAACTTCATCCCAAACTTTTCGGCAATTTCCCGTCGGGGTACGCCACGCTGATGCAGTTGCCGCGCCAGCTCAATATCACGCTGTGAACATTTGGCTGACTGGTGATAATCACCCCGTAACATCATGCAGATACCCAGTTCCCGCGCTTTCGTCCTGACGGCAGCCCCACTACGGCCAATCAGACTGCCGATGCTTTCGACTGTCATCGTTCCCGCACACTGCCGGAGTATCATAATTTCCGCCCAGCGCCACTTCTTCCAGCCACTCACCGCAGCAGCTCTCTGGTGGCGGTAATATCCCGGAGAATATCCCTGTGTTTGTTCAGTTCCCGCAGCGCGGCACAGACTCGCTCCCACTTCTGAACATCACTTTTCGCCCTGCGCAGCGCCAGGTTTGCCCTGCACAGGGACAGAAAAATCAGCTCATCTGCTTGCGTTTCGGTAAACGATGGCAACGACTGCACAATGTCCGCCACTGTTTCTGTTTTAATATCTTCCTGTGTTGCAGATTCCTGTACTGGTAACGCAACACCTGCTGGCTGAGGAAAGGCTTTACCATCGTTTTCCGCTACGGATGCAGCTTCCGGCTCTGCCGGTAAATCAGCGCCCGGTATGCAGTAACGAAATTTACCGCCCTGATTTACGCGAATCAGACGCCCTTTGCTGATTGCCATGGCCAGCGATGAATTCGCCCGGCTGGAGGTAATCCCGAACATAAGTGCCAGCTCATCCGCCGTTTGTGGGCCATGTTGTTCAATCGCCTCAGTCAGCATTTGCGCTGTCACTTTCGGTACCGGTGACACTGGTTCACTTTCACCTGCCTGAGTCAGCCACCACATCGACCCCTTGTTATCCGCTTCACCACGGCGCTTCAGTTTCCACAGTTCGTTGACCGCATCTTCACGGCTGATTCCAAGGCGGGCCGCCACTACCTGTGAAGAGGCTCTTTTCAGTGCTTTCAGTGCGTCAAATACGGTTTCCATTAAAATTTCCTCCGACAAAATCGTTTCCCAGATTCAAATAAAACCAGCAGCCTTCCGGCGTTCGTATTCCTGTTTCAGCCGTTCAATTGGCGTTGGCCCTTTCGGGTGTTTCGCCCCTTCCAGTTGTCGTCGCACTGGCGGAACACTCATCCCGTTACCAACATGCTTTGCCCATTTCGTCAGTTGCCGTTCCGCAAGTCGTTTTAACTCACCCTGCGTCATCTGGCGCTCAATCCCTCTGGTACGCATTTCGAGGCAGATGTGGTACAGCACAGGCTGTGGCCACGGGTATTTATCACTCCCGTCGTATCGCCAGGATTCATTGCGCCAGCGCCGGTACTCTTCCATCACGGCATCCACCGTAAGACCAAATGGATTTGCCCCACTCTCCGAAATCAGCGCAACAAACTCAGCCAGGTCCGGGGGCCACGTTTCACCCGCCCGGCAGCGGTCCATGCACTGACGGCAGACCAGACGGATTTGCTGTTCAGTCATCGCACCAATCTGGGCAATCCAGAGCTTCGAAGGTGCGGCCCCGTTCTTCTGAGTCCAGCGGTTCGAATACACCTCCCCCATAAGCTCCCACAGCTTCCAGGCCGTTTCCGTTGCTGATAAATCCGTTTTCACGTTCCCACTGTTCGCGTGCTGCCCGGATTTCCTGAACTGCCCGTGATGCCGTGCCACCTGATGCTGCATGGCTTACCCCCTTGCTGACTGGTTTTACCTGTGCCCTGACGTGCTGCACGTGACGGGCAAATTTCTGCTCCCACTGAACCTGCGTGAAAACCTTCCCCTCCGCCATCCAGTAATCCCGGAATGCGGCAAGCTCAGCAGGTGTAAATTCCGGCTCAGGCAGAGCCATACCCCACACTGCTGCCCGTTGTCGAAAATCCGGCGACGGCTGCCAGACAGTAGTCATCGAAAATTTCCCGATCGGTTCGCTCAGGCCGTCCAGGTATTCAGGTTCGGCTGTCTGCAACGGCGCACCATTCGACTCACTGGTCGGAATACTCTCGCGCGCGTTATGTGTGGGGTTTAATTCTGTATCTGTATCTTTATCTGTCGTGACTTGTCGTGACAGATGCGTGACACGTCGTGACTCATCGTGACAATCAGCATTATGTTTCCGCAGCTTTTCCCGCTCCCGCTGCGCTCTCTTGCGCTCTGCCGGGGATTTTGCCGTTTGCGAAACGTTACCATTGTCCTCTTTCAGCACCTGACGTTTTTCCCATCCGGAAATAAGGTCACCATCCAGAACCCGCCCCTGCATTGCATGCAAAATTGAATCAATTACGTCTTCCGTCACATCAAGCGCACTTGCTAAATCTTCCGTCGTGACATCAATGTGACCACGTAGTGACACGCCGTGACATGTCGTGACATTTCGTGACGCGCTAACCAGAAGATGGATATACACTGCCATCACTGTTGCGATTGGCTGTCCTGATACCCTGGCAATCGTTCGCCACTTGGGGTCATTTGGCATGTCATGCCACAATCTGAGCCAGGCATTAGCCATACTCACCTCTTCTGATACCGAACTTTACCCACGAACTTCCGAAAGAAATCCGGTATAAATATTGTTGGTCAATGCACAACAACTGCATTACCAGGCTGACCACCACTGTTAGTCAGGGTGCCCCAAGCGATCGCTACAGCGACAAAATCATCCACATCTTTCACCAGCCGATCCCGTCGTTCGACGATCTCCCGGTAATATTTAGAACTGTGACTGCGCATACGGGCCACCAGCAAAGGCGGCATCGCCTTTTCGATCGCCGGTAACAGCGCCTGAATTTTTTCAACCGCATCAGGCGTATCCTTCTCCACCCAGCGGAAAATTTTCTGGGTATTACGGGCCAGGGCTTCCGGATGGCTGTCGTCGTACAGTTCCGGGAACGTCATCCCAAGTTCGAAATAAGTCCGGGCTATTTCAGCTGCAGGCACTTTCTCACCATCAGGATATGCCCAGGCATTCATCGCCATGCGGATGTGTTCATGTTTGATTTTCATGAATCATTTTTCCTTTCGTTCGAGGTGTTATCCTTCTTTTTGTAAAGTTCTGGGTTCAACGATAATTTTCCCTTGGAGTATGCAACTGCTTCAGCAGCCCTCCCCTTGGGAACTATTTCGCCGGGACGCTTACGCCACATGTATATAGCTTCTCGGGTTACCCCATAAAAATCAGCGACTCTTTGGACAGAACCAAAAAACTGGACAAGTTCATCAACTCGCATTTCGCTCTCCTTAAAACTAAGTATTTTTAGATTAAAGGGTAATTTTTTTTAGGTCAATACAATCTAAAATAATTTATATTCAATTCGCGGGAGAAAATAATGGAAAGCCTTGGCATTAGGCTTAAGAAACTCAGAAAAGACAAAGGTCTGACCCAAGTTGAACTTGGCAAGCTTTCTGGCGTAACTGGGGTAACAATAGGATACTGGGAGAAAGATCTAAACGAACCAGGTAGCAAAGCTCTTAGTAAATTAGCCCTAGCACTAGGCACTACTGAGTCCTATCTCCTGTATGGAGTATCATCACCTGAATCATCCCTTGTGCAGAAAAATCCAGGTACCCAAATCCCATACCTTTCTTGGGGAGAAGCGATTTCTTTCCTAATATTAAAAGGAGAGAAAACTATGGGAAATGTCGACAGGATCACCACATTCTTTGATGTCAAGGAGGGAGATTTTGCCGTTTCAATGCCTGATGATACTATGCACAATCCATCAGGGTCCCCAAGCATTCCAGTTGGAGCCACAGTGATCATGAGGCCTGGCGAAAAATATAAAAATGGTAGCATCGTCGCAGTAATAGTCCCAGATCCACTCACAAACGAACCATCCATGACTATAAAAAAATTAGTTATTGATGGAAAGCTCGTGTACTTAGCCCCCCTTAACCCACGCTATCAATCATCCTTACTTACACCGGAATGTAACATCGTTGCTGTAGCAAAAGGTGTTCAGTTCAGCCTCTAGCTCCCGCTTTGCCCTGTAATCAGAGGTCGGCTTTGTCGGCCTTTTATCTTAAAAATATTTATATTCAACTTGACAGCAAAACTAAATATTCTTATATTCATTACAACCCACCCCGCTTCACAGAATGCAGGGCAATACTTCGAGTTACCCGGCAGTGGTCAGGGGTTAAGTAGCCAGCCCGAGGCGTATGAACATGACGGCGGGAACACTTTGTATAACAGCGCAGCAGGTTTTTAGTTCCGCGCCCCGGCGTTAAGGGGGAATGAGGTCAACATGGATACGCTCAATCTTGGCAACAACGAATCTCTGGTATGCGGCGTGTTTCCCAACCAGGACGGCACGTTTACCGCGATGACGTATACCAGAAGCAAAACGTTTAAAACTGAAGCTGGCGCGCGTCGCTGGTTAGCAAGAAACTCTGACTAATGAAGTCTGGTAGTTAAGGAATCCTCCACGGGGAGAAGTGGTGCACACGCGCCGGACACAAGCAAGCATCCGGCATGCTCTTTAACAATCTGGATATCCATAACAGTAACAATCTACAGATTGCCGTTCAGTTTTCTGGCCAACTCCTCAATAGATGGAGGCGATACATAATCCGGATTTTTATTCATAAGAAACTGATTTTCACAGTAGAGGCACCTGCTTTTATGAAAAAACTCATATTCTCTAACCGGGAATGGTTGAAGTATCGATACTATCTTTTGTCCAAAACATTTTGGACAAAGATGCATGATTATGCTGCCGCCGTTCACGGTTACCTCCTTCGAGTACACAAAAGTTCCCGACTCAAGTTGGTTAAGGATATAACCTTCCGTCTGAGCCTCAAAGTTTTCAAATTCTGCAATTTTAGCTTTGAGAGAAGCATTTATTTCTTGATAAGTGCTCACCAGCTCAACGAGAGACACGCATTCGTGCTGAATAGATGCAAGCTTTGAGTTCAGTTCACCAATAGCCGCATTTACTTCAGCTTGAGTTTTTGCCTCGTTCATTAGTTTTGCAATCTGAGCGGTTTCACGAATAGCCGTCATTGCTGCCGTTAATTCAGCGATCACATTCAATACTCTTATTGTTGTTGGGGATATCCAGATTAACAAGATCCTTGTTGTTGGGGAATAACAGGTCCACCTCGCCTGACGTGGTTAAAAGCAGGCACACAACACGAAAGCGCTCGGCGAAGTTAGTCTCTCTGTATATGTCGTCGTTAAATGTAATTCGATCGTGCGCTTCCGGTTGTGGCAATCCGCGAAATGGCGCGGCGGTAAGTATGGCTGGGGCTTCCTCCATTGCTCCAGAAAATGCACCGGGTTGTCAGGTTGACCATACGCCTGAGTGACAACACCGCCACAACAACCTCTGTTATCACTTTTCTGGTGATTCGGCGGAAATGGATATCCGCCATTTTTAAAGTGTATTTTGTGATGCGGTGAATGCGGCTAAGCACACGCGGAACAGTTAAAACAAGCGGTCTTTTACTGGCGTAACAGACATCAACTAACAATCCGGCGTTAATTGTTAACTGGTTAACGTCACCTGGAGGCACCAGGCACCACATCACAAAATTCATTGTTGAGGACGCGATAATGGAAACGTCACTACCAAACGTTAATACGTCTGAAGGGTGTTTTAATATTGGTATTCTGCTCAGTAACCGGGAGTTTACTGAGGACGCCATCAGGATGAGAAAATATGAGCCTTATCTTCTCAATGATAATTCCATACTCTCCAGAATTGCCCTTCTTGAACTTGGCATTTTCGGAGGGCAGCAGTGAGTTCAGCGTTTGCACTGATGATGACGGTTTTTCTGATAACAGGTGAGCCACAGAATGTGATTACCGGAATTTATGCCAGTAAAGAATCCTGCCATCAGGCAAGAGACGAGCAAAAATTTCCGGTGAATGTCTCCCGTTAAACAAAGTATCGCTGTACCTGAATAACGAAATACCGGCTGGATAACCCACCAGCCATATTAACGCCATACCAACGGATTAAAAATGCCAGCAATGGCAGGGATTCGTTCACCCTGAAATCTGTAATGAGGTTTAAACACAATGAGTAAAATATTTATTTGCGCCGCCATTCCTGACGAACAGGCAATAAAAAACGAGGGCGCTGTTGCTGTGGCCACTGCCATTGAAGCCGGTGATGAACGTCGCGCCCGCGCAAAATTTCACTGGCAATTCCTTGAACATTATCCGGCTGCTCAGGACTGCGCTTATAAATTTCTTGTCTGTGAGGATAAACCCGGTACACCCCGCCCAGCCCTCGACTCCTGGGATGCTGAATATATGCTGGAAAACCGCTGGGATGAGGCGTCTGCTTCCTTTGTCCCGGTTGAGACTGAATCAGATCCGATGAACGTCACTTTTGACAAGCTGTCCCCTGAAGTACAGAACGCTGTCATGGTTAAGTTCGATACATGTGAAAACATCACCGTTGATATGGTGATTAGCGCACAGGAATTGTTGCAGGAAGACATGGCAACATTCGACGGACATATCGTTGAAGCGTTGATGAAAATGCCTGAAGTTAACGCCATGTATCCGGAGATTAAACTGCATGCCATCGGGTGGGTTAAGCATAAATGTAAGCCTGGTGCCAAATGGCCAGAAATTCAGGCAGAGATGCGCATCTGGAAAAAACGTCGCGAAGGTGAACGCAAGGAAACCGGAAAATATACGTCTGTTGTTGATCTGGCCCTCGCCAGAGTCAACCAACAGCACACTAAAAACTCAGCAGCAAAAATCAACTCTGTCACTGCTGCCATTCGTCGCGAATACAGGCAGACATGGAAAACACTGGATGAAGAGCTGGCTTACGCTCTCTGGCCTGGTGATATTGATGCCGGAAACATTGACTGCAGCATCCATCGCTGGGCAAAAAATGAAGTTATCGACAAGGATCGCGAAGACTGGAAACGTATCTCTGCATCAATGCGCAAACAACCTGATGCACTTCTATACAGCCGTCAGACTATTTTCGGCCTTGTTCGTGAACGTCCGATCGACATTCATAAAGATCCCGTGGCGCTGAACAAATACATCACTGAATACCTGACTACAAAGGGCGTATTTGAACATGAAGAAACAGACCAGAGCCCTGCTGATGCTCTCCTCCTGTCAGCAGAACAAACTGATCCAGTGGAGACGGCGGAATCCAATTCTCAAAAAAATGAAATCCTGGTGGAAGCTGAACCATCTGTAGAGCGTGAAGGGCCTTTTTATTTCGTCTTTACCGATAAGGACGGGGAAAAATACGGTCGCGCAAACAAACTTTCTGGTCTGGACAAGGCGCTGGCTGCCGGGGCTACTGAAATCACGAAAGAAGAATATTTTGCCCGCAAAAACGGCACATACACGGGCTTACCGCAAAATACAGATATATCTGAACATTCAGAACAACCAGAGCCGGTAAAAGTTACCGCTGACGAAGTAAACAAAATTATGCAGGCAGCCAATATCAGCCAGCCTGACGCCGATAAATTGCTTGCTGCATCACGTGGTGAGTTTGTTGAAGGGATTAGCGACCCGAATGATCCGAAATGGGTTAAGGGGATTGAAACCCACGATTCTGTGAACCAGAACCAGCCCGAATCGGAACAAAACGACCAGAAAGCGGAACATAACAGCCCAAATGCGTTACAAAACGAGCCAGAAACGAAACAGCCTGAACCAGAAGAGCAACAAGAACCGGAAAAAGTCTGCACCGCCTGCGGTCAGACCGGCGACGGCAACTGTCCTGACTGTGGCGCGGTAATGGGCGACGCAACATACCAGGAAACATTCAACGAAGAAAGCCAGGATGAAGCCCGGGAGAAAGATCCAGAGGAAATGGAAAGTGCCGTATACCCGAACAAGGAGTGCACCGAAGGCGATCAACATGCCAATGGCAATAATGAAACAGGCGAGACAGCAAATCCCTTAATTAAGGTGAACGGTCATCACGAAAGCACATCCACCAGCAGGTTGTGGCACCATCTGATGATTGACCTTGAAACAATGGGCAAAAATCCTGATGCGCCAATAAACGCTCTGGCCGGTAAGTTTTTTGATCCGGCAACCGGAGAGATGGGGCCAGAATTCAGCAAAACTATCGATCTGGAAACCGCGGGCGGAGTCATCGATCGGGACACCATTAAGTGGTGGCTGAAACAGTCACGGGAAGCACAATCAGCCATTCTGACCGATGAAATCCCGTTGGATGACGCACTGTTGCAATTACGGGAATTTATCGACGAAAACTCCGGTGAATTTTTTGTTCAGGTCTGGGGAAATGGAGCCAACTTTGACAACGTAATTTTACGCCGTTCATATGAACGGCAGGGGATCCCCTGCCCATGGCGTTACACCAATGATCGCGATGTAAGAACGATGGTTGCTATGGGACTGGTGATGGATTTCGATGCTCGAAGTGTCATCACATTTGAGGGTGAGCGCCATAATGCCCTGCACGATGCGCGTTACCAGGCAAAATACGTTTCAGCTATCTGGCAAAAACTGATCCCGAGTCAGGCTGATTTTTAATGTTCAACCGTCGCCAGTTGTCGTTGGTATTCTGCAACTGGCGCGTTCCGGAGTGATAGCCATGAGCGAACAGTACCTGATAACGCTCGATGAGTGGAAACCAAAACGGTTCAGTCTCCCAATAACAAACACTACCCTGGTGAAATACGGAAAACTAGGATACATCGTTCCAAGACCACAAAAAATTCGTGGGCGTTGGCTGATAGATCGCCGAGCAGTATTTGTTGGGCCTGGTGAAACGGGAATTGCGCCGGAAATTCATACTGGCGATGATGATGCACTGAAGGAGATTTTAACTCATGTCACCGAGGCCACGAAAAAACAGCACTGACGTAGCCGGTCTTTACGAAAAGTTTGATCGCAGAACTGGCAGAGTTTACTACCAGTATAAAAATCCTGTGACTGGAAAATTTCACGGACTCGGAACAGACAAAGGTAAGGCAGAAAAAATCGCTTCCACAGCCAATCAGCGAATAGCTGCAGCAGAAGCTGAATATTTCATGCGCAAAATTGATGAAAGTCCGTCAGCAACAAAACGTCGGGGTATCAGATTAAAGGCATGGGTTGATCGATATCTGAAAATACAGGACACGCGACTGAAAAATGGAGATATTGCAGCTACAACTCACAAAGAAAAAGTGCGAATGGCTGCATACCTGGTTTCCCGTCTGGGAAACCACCCATTGAAAGAACTGGAAGTAAGAGACTTTGCATTAATACTGGACGAGTGGATGGATAAAGACATGGTCAGCACAGCAAGAGTAAATCGCGGATTATGGGTTGATATTTATAAAGAAGCACAGCATGCGGGAGAAGTTCCTCCCGGATGGAATCCTCCGGAGGCTACCCGTAAACCGATCCCTAAAGTGACCAGATCCAGACTCACCCTGGAAGACTGGCAAAAAATTTATAATGCAACGCCAGAAAAACACTTTATCCGTAACGCAATGCTTCTTGCGATTGTTACTGGTCAGCGCCGTGATGACATTTGCCACATGCGTTTTTCAGATGTATGGAATGGACATCTACATATAACCCAAGGAAAAACCGGAATGCGTCTGGCCTTACCTCTTACGCTACGATGCGATGAAATTGGGGTATCGTTAAAAGAAGTTATTGATGGATGCAGGGACAGAATGTTGAGTCCATACCTAATCCATAGTAGGCACCAGAAACAACCAAAACCGATGAGTAAAGACAACCTGAGCGATTACTTCGCCAAAGCGCGAGATCTGGCTGGAATAATTCCACCAGCAGGAAAAACACCGCCAACATTTCATGAACAACGCTCCCTGTCAGAACGGTTGTACCGCGCACAGGGTGTCGATACAAAAACATTACTGGGACATAAAGTCCAGGCAACCACCGATCGCTATAACGATACCCGAGGTCAGGAATGGGTTAAGTTGGTTATTTAA